TGTGCCAGAAGCAGCCGTCCACAAAAACTGCGACCCGCTTTCTTGTGAAATATATATCAGGTCTGCCATAAATATTAGGGCGGAGTCTGTACCCCCTTATTCCGGTAGCCCAAAGACTTTTCCGGAGCTTTATCTCGGGCCCAGTGTCGGATCCTCTTATCCTTGACATGCAGAAACTTCTCTGCCCCTTGGTAAGCACATCTGTCATTCTCTCAAATCACAATGTTTTTTATAACTAGTTTTCTTGAATTTTCATATTCTTGTTTACAATTATATTTATATTTGTACTTATTATATAGTATTCATGATAAATTGGCAGCATTATCCGAGATCAGATAAACCTACTTTGACCTTAAGCAACGTGATAAAAGTCTTTGAAAAAAATGAAAATAAAATAAGCTCTGCCGGAAATAATCTTGGCAGCAATGAAGTCCTCGATCATTTGAGAAAGGATCTAGAAAATGCAGGATTCTCAGTTGAAACAGGAAAAAAAAATGATGAAAAAATAAAGATACCAGTATTATATGGGTTGAATGGAAAAATTGAAAAGTCTTTTGATGTGGACGCCCTAAATTCAGATGCAAAAACAGTTATTGAAGTAGAGGCCGGAAGAGGTGTTGAAAACAATCAATTTCTTAAGGATTTATTTCAGGTCTGTGTAATGACTGATATAGAGTATCTTGCAATCGCCGTAAGATTGAATTATCGTAAAAAGAATAATTTTAAGGAAGTTATTAAATTTATTGATTCGTTATATTCTAGCTCAAGGCTGATAGTCCCCCTAAAGGGCCTCTTGATTATAGGGTACTAGCTCGGCAAGTATTAAAAATTGGCCTCTACCCCCCAGATAATCCCATCCCTCTTCCTTTTGCACTTCTTACACACCAAAAAAGACTTCTCATTTTTAAAATTATAACAATAACTAGCAGACATCTCAATCGGCCTTGCCAGCACTACCCCACATCTAAAACAGTTATATTCGCTCATGCCTTCATGATCCATGCCACTTCGTAATATTTTGGCCTTATATCTATTGTAAATCCTGCCACCCTTGTAGTTGTATCTCCTGCAAAAGTCCAGGATCCTGCAACAGTCTTTGTGTGGCTACCGCCAGTTGTTCCTGGATTTGTTGAAGAAGTTGTGATCCCCTGTAAGAATCGGTCAATTAGATTAGGCGTCCCGTTGTTTCCATCGCAAAGAAGCCATCCCGATGGGATGCTTGTCAACACTCCACTCCAAGCAACAATAACTCCAGGCGGCACAAACGAAGGTAATCCTGAAATAACGTTTGTGATTGAAGAAATTGAACTGGCTCCTGCAACAACTGTCGCAAGTAGCATCGCATCGTCTGGCAAAGTTGCGGAAGTTGAGATTGTGAGCCAGTTGGCACCGTTGTCGGAATGTAGATAAACATAGTTTGTGCTGTTTGCAGTTGCTGTCAAAGATTCTGCAGCATCTGAAACAACTTGAAACATGCCCCCTGTAGCATCCTTCACATATGCAGTCCCAGCAGAAACGCTAAGATTAAGGCCACTGTCAACTGCAACCGTGAATCCTGTCTTTTTGCCTTCTGGGAAGAAATCCCCGAAGTACTGCCTGAAATCAGCCGAGGTTATCTTGGCACCGGCCGATACCTTTTTTGTAAATGTCATGATTATACCCCTAAAATTCTATAACATAATAAACAGTCATTGTTTTTGTGTTACTGAAAGTTTTTGTTGGAGAGATCAATGAGTGGGTGAGAAGATCTGTCTGATTGGTGGCATAAAGTCCAAGCTCCGCCCAAGTGCCATAATAATCAGCTTCCGTGTAATCAAAATAATAAGTTACCTCAGATTTATTGGAATAAGTGTTGTTGTGTAGACTCCCGGGGACATAAGATTTTAATGATCCTAATTGTGTTGTTAGGGCCAGATCAGCTGCTGCAACTGCCGAGCTTCCAGTACCCACCGCTAACTTTCCTAGAACATGTTTATTTGCATCATAATCCCCTGTGAGCACATCAGCAAGAGAGGCTTTCAGTTTATTTGTGATCAGATTCTTTTGCCATGAACCTCCAATAATCTTGTCTCTTTCAATATCATATTCTACAATCTTGAATTTCCCCAGGTAAGGATTCTTATCCCCCCTCACCAATTCTATTATGTCCAATTGCTCACGTCCCATCTCGCTTCATTGTCATCATATTCGGCCTCATAATCTGTCGCCGCCTCATAAATATTTTCGGACAATGCGACTGCTGGTGTTTCAGTTGCCTCTTTGTAATCTGTTGTCTGCTCCTGTGATTCTAGGATGTTTTTGACTTTCAGCCTTCTAAGCTCGGAAAACAAGTTAGCAAATGCAGAGTAAAAGTCGTCTGCAGCAGTGCATGTCAAGGTGACCGTTGAAATCTGCTTTTCTTTTATCTCGTAAGTCACCGATAATATTGTTTGGTCTTCAAGTGCCGGCATTCCAGGAAGGGTTGTAAACTCAATTACTTGTCCGGCCTTCAATCTTTTTCCCGGCGGATTTATCACAATTCTTGATGCATTTTTTAACGCATATTCAATTGCCTTTTGCTGCGCTAGAGTCAGTGCAGTGTCCGCCTCCTGGATGGTCAGATCTATAATCGGTATATCGGTGTGGTACTCAAACATCATTTTTTCTGTCGTGGCGCTTTTTACTATCTGCACCCCGTAATAAGTCTTGAAGGCAAGTTTTCCAGTTGCTGCGGTCCATGATCCGGCAAGAGTTTTGTATTTGTGGCCGCTTGCCGTTGTGTTGTTATGCGCAACTTTGTAAGTGTCTGTTGCCGTGCCTATTATATTGAAAACCACCCAATTTGTTTTTGATATGTCAAGTTGCGAATCAATTAATGTTGTTTTCGCCCAACCTCCATCAGTGGAAATATCTTCCTGGGGGATTGATCCAAAGCCGACAATGCTTCCTGCTGGATTTCCAGCGTTATCTTCAATGATTGTAAAGATCAGATCATCTAGGGGATTGCCCACCTTTTTGACATAAACGTCCAGAAACAGAATGTTTGATTTTGATGGCGTAAATGTTGAAGCGTAGGATTTGTCATGTAACGGAACTTCAGTCGTAGTTGTGGTCTGGCTGAAGTCTAGGAAACCCTGTTTGCCGCCAACAACATATATCCTGTCAAAGTATTTCATTGCGTCCCGTTTGATCTTTGCGCTTAGTATTTCGCCGCTTGATATCGTATGGTCTGCCGATAAATCTGCAGCATCATAAAAGTGAAGATCATCATTTTCATCAATGAAAAAGTCAGCACCCACAAGACTAGCGACTTTATCAATCGCCTGGCCAACATACTCCCATGCAAAAGTCATTGAGGGGATTGCTTCCACAAAAGTTTCAAGATTAGTAGTTGTTATCTCGGGGCAATATCTAGCCAAAATATCCGAAACGATTTCATCGGCAGTCTTGTTGTTGTAAGTTTCGGCGCCCGATATAGTCGTTTGCCCAGCCCTGATTGACCCATAATCTTCCCCCGAAAGTATTATCTTATTGCTCCTGTATTGATCCAGCTCAAACTCAACTGAGGTGATAAGCCCGTGGAAGATCTTCGTGGCCGGCGGATCATTTTCATCAACGTAGAAGAATACATCATTTCCCACTTCAAATGTTTCTGATAAGGCCCCATCATCATTGTATACGCTGATTTCAAAGTAATCCGATCTTTTGCCTTTCTCATCTGTGAATCTTGCATACTCAATTTTGTCCGAGGCGGTAAGATCTATCTCAACACCGCCGGGCTGCCCCACAATTATGGCCCAAAAAAGCGGTGTTGCCCCAGTAGTTTCACTGTTTATTGATAGGGCCCCATAAGAATTATAATCAATTTGTTCAACGTCGATAAACTGTAACGCCCCAGCAGATCCAAAAGTGATTATCTCGATATCGGTGTCAACATCCTGGATAATTATGGAGCTAGAAGAATCTAGTTCTATCAGTGCGTGATAAGCAGTTGCAGCGGCAATCTCCATTGCGCTTATGCTGATAGCTTCATTTTCCCCGACAAATGAAGCGCTCAACTGGATATCTATCTCCGCATCAGCGGCTATTGATTCGCTTATGATGTATGCGGTGATGCTGTTAAAATTAAGATCGCCCAATCCAATGATGTTCAATGTTTTTTTGAAGTCTGTTGTTATTTCCGCCGTGATTGATCCTGCTCCGGTAAGCTCTATCAGGTCAGTGTCAGAATCTATGTCCTGGGGCAAAAGGGATCCGTTTGCTGTGTAAGCAGCGCTTATTGTGTAATCAGTTGTTGTAGCCAACTCCAAGGCCCCGGCACCTAGGATTATAACATCGGGAGGAGCCCATAAAGAGTAAACATTTATTGAAGCTTTTGAAATAAAATCTATTAGCTCCATGTCCTGAATCTGGATTGATCCTACTCCAGTGAAAAGGATCAATTCAATATCATAATCAATGTCTTGTATTGTAACTGAGGAAGCCGCAGTCAGAACAGCGCTATAAGCATACTCTGCAGTTGTGCTTATCTCTATTGAAGCCTTGGAAGTTACTTCAAGAAGATCATACTTATCCATGTGTTTTGTAACTGTGACAAACGATAATCCTGTTGTTGCGATATTTGAAACATAGTCCAATGTTGCGGATATTGTTACCTCTGCGTTGCTTTGATATTCTATTACAGCTGTGGACCCAGAATATTCTTGTATTTCAAATGATCCGGCGCCGCTAAATGTGACACCGACTACCTTTCCTAGGATTGCATCTATCTCAAAAGCTGCCGCACCGTTGATATTTGAAATACTTGCTAGTTGCCTATGCCCTAACGCCTCAGTTGCTCCCGCCCCATCAAAAGTTACATATAAGGCCAAACTTGAAATCCCAGAAACTGCAAATGATCCGTAACCTGAAAATGTGATAAATTCGATATCAGTGTCTATATCCTGGGAAACAACTGCGCCCAAACTAGAGTAATTTATGTTGCAAATATAATCGGTGACCGCTGCAACTTCAATTGCCACATAGCCCAGATAAGTTATAGTTTGCATATATGAAAATGCCGCTGAAACTGTTGTGGCCCCGGCTCCGGTAAGTTCAACTAAAGGGGAATACCCTCTGTGATCTTCATAAGAAAAGATGGCTTTGCCGGTGACAAGTATTGTTTCGATGTCAGCGTCAATGTCCTGGATGATGATTGATCCAAACCCTGTGAGTGTTACAGTTTCAGAATAAATTGAGCCGTAAGTGCAGGAAACTGCCCCGTTTGAGGTGTAAGTTATTGTTGCTGCACGGGCTATCCCGGATGAGGCCACCGTAACTGCACCGTTTGCAGTGTAAGTAACTGTCTCTTCATATTCTTCCCCCGAAGCCTCGGTA